TGTACCGCCGCTATCGCCTCTAATTTGGTTTATGTGGGAGTGTATACGCCCATCGGAGCGACAGTGCTTGAGAATGGTATTAATGAACGTGCCGGACGTTTTGTTGAGGTTACGGGCTTGTACAATCAGTTGGGGCAGTTTGTCTGGATGCTCTGCTAGGAACTGTTTACGGAAGGACGGTGCGCCCTTTTCTGTTTTTGGATATTTTATACTTAAAGCATCAAAGGCTTTGGCTACTGACTGCGCTGCCCAGATTTCTACGTCAAACCCAACTGTTCTTTTTATTTCTTTTAAAACTTTTTGTTCTTGCTTGAGTATGGAGTCACGAGTTCTTTCTGTGCGGTCCATGTTCACGCGAACACCTCGCCATGTCATATCCACCAGACAGGGCAACAGGTCTAATTCAAGTTTCACGACACTATCTAAGCCCTGCTCTGTAATCAGGGCTTTGAAGTGCGTCCACAGGTCAAGCGTGACTTTGGCATCCATTTGCGCATATGGGCCGACGTACATGGCGGGTATTTTGTACATCTCTGACTTGGGGTCGTAACCAAACTCAGCAGCTTTTTCTCGAAGAAGTCCCTCGTTTTTGGCTACATTTATGTATTCATAAGCTACGGAATTAAGCGAATAAGAGAACTTGTTTTCATCAAGCAGCGACGCAATAACCATTGTGTCGATTATGCGCCCGTTGATTTCAAAGCCCATGCGTCTAATCCAACCGACATCGTATTGTGCATTGTGCATGACCTTATCGGCATCAGTGCTAAAGACTTTTTTGAGCCAACGGTTGACTATCTTTTCGTCGAGATTACCTCCCCCTTCATGCCGTATGGGTATGTATCCCATCCAGTTTTCTGTAGCCAGAGCATAACCGATAACTTCTCCATCACCTATGGCCCACCCTGGGCCATTTTTTTTGAGGTTCGGGTCGCGTGTTTCGACGTCTATGGCTATTGTTCCTGCGCCTCTTAAATCGGGTAGTTCGCTTGGGGGCACCCACTCTGCATTTAGATCAGGTGTTCGTATGGTCAGAGTCATTTTGTTTTCGCCTACTGCTCATAAATGCGATCTTGTTTTTTTCTACTTGTTGCCATTGCAGGTGTTGCGCCATGTCGGCCAGAACATGTACAAATTGGTCTGTTTCTATAAAGGCAACTCTTGTGCCATCTTCATAGATATGCATTCCGTCATCTTTGATTTTCCAAAGGTTTTTCATTCGCTCGCCTCTTTTTCTTTTGGTAAGTAAACTAACACAAAACTTTCGCATTGGGGACAGGACAGGTTTGTTTCTATTAAAAACTCGCTGTCTTCTTCACAATCGTGGTCGCCGCCCCAAATAAGTTCTGTTTTACAGTGCCAACAGTTCATTGCCTGTTTTCCTCTAATATTTTTTTAAATTCGTCTTTTCCTGCGCCTGTTTCGATATGCTTTTCTAACGCCAAACCCAAAGCTTCGTTAGAAACTAATTGCTCTGGTGGAATACCGTGATCATTATCTGTAAGCACGGCACTTTCTGTTAATTTAAAATACGATTGATAGTGCAAACCGGATAAAACTATGAGGACTGAATAGTTATTCCATTTAAATTTTCGTAAACCTCTGAAGTGCGTTTTAATAAAAGCACCGTTTTTTCTAAAGTGTCCCCTAACAATATGAAAAATTGGTTTTGTGTTTCCATTTTCATTGACTACTTTTTGTCTATCATTAAAAAAGTATGGTGTTCTTTCCATATCAATTGCAAACGTTA